AGTTTACTTTAAACTTCCTTTTGGATATCATATGTGGGATACAAAGTACGGTACACGGAAGTTTTACGCTGAGGGGAGGTATACTCCTCATACTTTTACTGGTAAAGACGCTATGGAGGTAAAGACCGGCTTAACCAAGTGGAAAAACCTTGCTATGATGTATGCGTTCACAAGAGGGGCGTATGGTGAATTTAACGAGGATGTAGCTATAGATTTGGCTTTTGGTACTGTGACACCAAAGGACCGTCGCAGATGGAAGCGGAATATGAAACATAGGGAGTTTAGAAAGATGGTTAGAGAAGAAGTGGCGAAATTACTTGATGAACATGGGTTGGGACCTGATAGGACTATGGAGTTGCTTTCAGATGCAGTAACCATGGCTCTTGATAAAAAGGATTTAAGCAATCTAAATCGTATTATTGAGAATCTAGAGGATTTACATGGCATGAAGGACAAGAACAAGGTTGTTACTACAACGCAACTAGAGGCAACAGAGACCCAGAGAATGCTGGACGAGGTTACTGAGGAAGAAAGGAAATTGGTTGCTACCCAGGTAGAAAGCAAGGATGTCAAAGAATAAGGTAGATTACGAAGACCGCTGGGAAGTTCTTAACAAACTTAGGAACAATATGGGTCTATTCGGGCGATATTGCTTTCCCAAGGCTCTAAGGAGGGAGATTCCTCCTTTTCATCATAATATCTATGCCAGTTTAAGGAATCAGAAGAACAAACGAATATTNATAGCTGCTCCTCGCGGGACAGCTAAATCTACTGTTTGTAGCCTGATACTTCCTTTGTATAGGACTGCTTACAAGAAGAGTGACGAGGACTTGTTTATCGTTATCATATCAGAGTCCCAGGCACAGAGTATAAACTTCTTATCCAGAATAAAGTACCACCTAGACCATAGTGACCGGTTTAGACAGGTTTTTATGGATTTAGGTGCTAGGACAGCACGGAGGTGGACGAATAATGATATTATCCTCGCCAATGGAACAAGGATAGTAGCGGTAGGTACTGGTCAGAGGGTTCGTGGTTTTATTGAGGGTGATACACGTCCTAACCTGATTATAGTAGATGACTTTGAATCAGAGTTGAATGCTATTACACCAGAAGCAAGGGCAAAGAATAGGAAATGGATGACTGAGGCTGTTATTCCATCCTTATCTGACCGTGGTCGTATTATTATGATAGGTACAGTAATCTCAGAAGATTGCTTCTTGTATTGGGCAAAAGGTAGTTCTGCTTGGGAAACTATGTGGTATTCTATCTGGGATGAAGATGAGAAGAGTATTTGGCCTGAAAGGTTCCCCAGAAAGAGAATTCTTCAGATTAAGGAAGAATTCGCTAGTGTTGGGAACCTAAATGGATTTTACCAAGAATACATGAATATTGCCCAGGCTCCTGATAATGCACCATTTAAGCCTGAGTATATTAAATTACATCACTATAGTTTTAAAAGAATAGAGGGGCAACCCTGTTTAACAAGGAGTACAGGCGATGGAGACAAGATTATCCCGGTTGAAGTTTATTGCGGTGTTGACCCCGCTAGTTCTCTTAGCTCCCGTGCTGACTTTTTTGTTATTTCAACTATTGGCATTGACCATGACGGGAATAAGTACATTATTGATATATTCAGGCATCGTCTTGACCCTGCGGAACAGCCGGCAAAAATTATCGAAATTTATAAGAAATATCGTCCCAAGCGGATGAAGATTGAAACAACTGCGTACCAAGAAGCGTTAAGAGCTACGGTTCGTTCCATAATGTTGCAGGAAAATTTGTACATTCCAGGGATAGAGAAGGGCGTTAAACCTAGGACAAGGAAATCTGAGAGGTTAATTAGTTTGGTTCCGATGTTAGCAAAAGGAGAGTTTTACTTTCGTCCTGAGGATATTACAGCTCAGAAAGAGTTCTTGTCTTATCCCAAAGGGAAGCATGATGATGTTTTAGATTCAATTTGGGTGGCACTAGAGGGTTCTAGGCCCTGTAGGATAAAAGATTTATCAGGGGTGAAAAATAATCCCTCAATGGCAAGAAAAGTGATTGACTGGATGACAATATGATGGTAAATTTATACAATGGCTTATTCTAAGAAGAAGAAGTCCAAAAAAGGAAAGGTCGAGGACACGCACCGGCTTTTTAAAACATATTCTCAGAAGCGAGATACTTGGGCGCATCATGCTCAAGAAGATAGAGAGTTTCGCCTGGGAAGACAATGGACAAAACAACAGCGTCAGACACTCGAAGAGAGGGGTCAAGCTGCAATAGTGGTAAATAGGATTCATCCTGCTGTTGAAGCTGCAAAGGCTCTTTTAACTGCTAACAAGCCTTCTTTTCGTGTTTCCCCCAGAGAAGATAGCGATAACAAGGTTGCTCAAGTAATGAATGGCCTGTTAGAGTATATATGGCAAGGTTCTGATGGGGACCAGGTATTGAGGAATGTTATTGATGATTATTATGTAATCGGAATGGGGTGCGCTCTTGTTTATCAAGACCCTCTTGCCGACATGGGTAAGGGAGAAGTGAAGTTAAAGGATATCGACCCTCTTGATGTATACATAGACCCGAACGCAAGAGATAGATTTTGTGATGATGCGGAGAATATCCTAATTTCTCGTTTATACACTAAAGAACAGGCTGCAAAACTTTATCCTATGTACGAGAAAGCTATAAAAAATGCGCAGTCTGAGGATTTCATGTCAGATAGACCGCAAACTACTCGACAGGATGATGGGGAGCTTACTTTTCCAGAGGATATAGACACGGGTGTAACATTTGGTGAATCATCAGAATATATTCGGGGTTATGAACGTTATTACAAAGAAAGAGTAGACCATTATAGAGTATTTGAAAAGTTTAGTGGAAAGGAGGACTTGTTAGAAGAAGATGATTTTAACGAGTATGTGGAGCGGCCTGCTTGGAGAGTACAGGGACAAATTATAACAAATCCTGACATGGCTAGTAAGGCTATTCAAGTCATGCATAAGCATTATGCCAGGGCTGTCGAGGTTGCAGAGGCAGAGGGAGGAGAGGTCCCTCCCGCTCCAGATGTGCAGGAACTTAAGTATAGTGAGCTACTAGAGGCTGGGGAGATAGAGGTTGTTACCACTCCTACAGAGAGAGTTCATGTTTGCGTTATTATGGGTGATGCATTACTTTATCAACGTATGCTTCCTACTTCTCATTATCCTCTTGTTTTCTTTATGAATATGCATACTAGAACTCCCTTTCCCATTTCTGATGTTAGGATGGTAAAGGGGATGCAGGAATACATAAATAAGACTCGGTCTTTAATTATAGCTCATGCTACTACTAGTACGAATACAAAGATTTTAGTTCCTTCAGGCTCTGTGGATATGAGAGAGTTTGAACAGAAGTGGTCACAGCCTGGTATTGCTATTGAAGTTGATTTTGACCAAGGCCCTCCTCAGCCAGTCCAGCCAACTCCCTTACCAAACGAATTATATCAGAATGAAAAGGTTGCGAAAAGTGATATAGACCATCAAATGGGGTTGTATGAGCTAATGATGGGTAATTCTCAAGCTGCACCTCATACTTACAAGGCAACAGTAAGTTTAGATGAATTCGGCCAGAGGAAGATAAAATCTAAGCAGATGGATATAGAATCAGGATTAAATAGATTGTGTAATATCGCTATACCGTATATGCAGCAGTTGTATACGCAGGAAAAGATTATAAGACTTCTTCAGCCTAATAACTCAATGACTGAATATGCTGTCAATAAGAAACTTTTTGATAGTAAAACAGGAGAAATATCGGCTATAGAGAATAATATAGCTATTGGTAAATATGATGTTGTAGTTGTTACTGGTTCTACCCTCCCAACGAACAGAATGGCTCAGTTAGATATGTACATGGATGCCTACGAAAAAGGTATTATTGATAAACAAGAAGTATTAAAGAAAACAGAGGTCTTTGACATGGAGGGNGTATTGCAAAGAACAGATGTAGTTGCTAAATTAGCCCGACAGTTAGAGCAGGCTTCTGAAACTATTAAAAACTTACAAGGCGACCTGCAAACTAGAGAGCGTGAGGTATATCATGCTAAGCAGAGAGCTGAATTAGAAAAATTCAAGTCCAACTTGGACTCTACTTCCACGAAGGCAAAAGCCGCTGGAACAGTATTTGAGCGAAGACTTGATGACGCAGTGGGACAAGTTCAAAAGGAGGTCCGAGAGGCCGCCAAAGAAGCTAAAACAGAGAGTTTACCCCCCAAGTCCCGACGGGGCAGCTCACCAAAATAGGAGTCAAAGATAGATGGATGAAAGAACAGATACTCCTGCAGTTATAGAAAATATCCAAGCGATAGATTCTGTGCAGGACTCTGATATAGATGAAATCATCTTGGGCGATGATGCTACGGTCCAGGGGGACCGAGCATTCGCCGTACCAGAGGAAAAGGCAGTCGTAACCGACTCAACCCCCGAAAGACCAATGGAACCAGGTACCCCACCTCAGAGTGGTAACGAAGAGGTAAGGTATGAGTACTGGCAGTCTCAACATGATAAACTAAAGAATGACTATGATAGTTTGCAGGGGCAGTTTCAAACTACCCAGCAACAGTTAAGTCAAGTTCTTCAGAATCAAGGCGGGACTCAGCAACAGGCTCAGCAAGAACAGGAACCGGCACGGGAAGAATTCCCCCCGGCCCCTGGAAAGCCAAAGAAACCTAGTGGTTTTTCTCGTGAGGAAGCGTATACAGATTCTAGCTCAGAGAGTGCAAAATATCTCGATGATGTGGAATCGTGGCGCGACGATATGGATGAATACAATAGTCTTCACATGGAGTATGCAACTGCTTCTATGCAGGTTGAAAATGAAGCTATCCGGCGAAAGCAGGTAGAAGATATTCAGCGCAGAGAGGCAGAGCAACAGTATAGCCAACAGCTTGATAGCGTTGCTAATCAGGTTAAGAGTTCTTACAATGTTAATGATAACGTTGCTCAGGATTTTGTGTCGAAGATGTCTGACCCCAATAGTCTCACGATTGATAACCTTTGGAGGTTATACACACTAGATAATAATCTAGAAACTCCCCCGCCTCCCCCTGCTGCCCCTCCGCAGGCTCAACCGAGTCCGGATTTTCAGCAGGCCAAGAGGGCGCAACAAGTGCCGAGTCCGATGGGAGTACTTCCCTCACAGAATGTGGGTGTTGATTCCAAAACGGATTCGGATAGGATAATGGATTCTATCATCAAAGACTACGAAGATACGAATCCTTGGACGTAAACAACAGATGACGAGGAGATACCACGATGGCTAATCAATACAGCATCGGCGCTGGTGGCTCAATGCAATCTAGTTCCGTTGACCATTCCCGAAGAATGTATAACTTCGGGGAGAGGCTTCCTGAACTTGCTCCTCAGCAGTCCCCGTTTTTCGTCTATCTTTCCAAAGTTGCTAAGAAGCCAACAGATGACCCTGTTTTTAAGTTCTTAGAAAGGCGTCATCAATGGCAGCGCAGAAACTTTGAGGCCCAAGCTCAACTCACCTCTGCTGCTTATAGCAGTACGTGGGACCAAGGTTCTGGTGCAAAGTTGCAAGTTGATTGTTTGTACGATAAGTACGGACGAACAGTAACAACTGCTGTACAGCCGCTGTTTCTTCTTAACAACCAGGTCGTAGCCATCGCTGCATCTTATGCATCAGATGGTTCTACCTATGCAACCGGGTTTACAGCTTATTATAAAATAGCTGCTGACCCAGACATCGCATCCGCAGCTGATAAGGCTGGAGTACAGCTTACTTTCTTGAAGCTTATTCAGCAAGCTACTGGTGCGGTTACACCTGCGAATGCTGGTAAAATCAGGATTCTTGCAGATGCTAAAGGTCAGGTTGTAGGTTCAGCTTTTGCTGAGGGTAGTAACGACCCAGAAGGATGGAAAGACGAATTCTACGATAGGGAAGGATACTGTCAGATTTTCAAGACAGCTATTCCTCTCTTTTCTGGTACTGCTCTGGCAACACGATATCGTGGCGTAGGCAACGAATATAAACGTGTTTGGCAAGAGAAGCTCATGGAACATAAAATGGACCTAGAGCATGCAATGCTATTTGGCGTTGGTACAGACGACTCGACAGCAACTGGACCCGTCCGTCGCTCATGGGGAATCGTTCCTTACACAGAAGTTTATGGAAAGATAAAATCTTTCACATACGCTTCTTCTACGTATGACGATTTCATTGACGCGATGGAGGATGTATTTGCTCCAGAGTCAGGTAACAGTGGAGATAAACTTGTCCTAGCATCAAGAAAGATAATTTCTTGGTTGAATAAACTAGGTTCGAGTTCATTCATTGGTAACACAGCTGGATTGGGTCACACAGTGACCACATCCGGTGGGAGTAATCCTTATGGCGTAGATATCCAGAACGTTAAGGGTGCTTTTGGACATGATGTGTCTACTATAAATACTATTTATGGCAGACTTCATTTTGTTCAGGAGCCGATGTTCCGGAATGTCTGGGAAGATTACTCTGTGATGGTTGACCTTAAAAACGTAGCATATCGCCCACTTTCGGCGAATGGCGTTTCTAGGGATACACATATCATCACTAACGTTCAGAACAATAATGTTGATGGACGGAAAGACATGGTTCTAACCGAAGGCGGTCTAGAAGTTAGTCTTCCAGAAACACATTGTATTCTGAAGTTTAGCTAATACTAGCATAGGGCGGGGGACCTTTGGTCCCCCGAATCCCTAAAG